AGCGTTCCAGAAGTCGTGTTGCCAGCAATGTCGCCCGCGGTGTATTGTCGGCCGCGCGCATACCAGATGCGATTGCCGTAGTAAACCATCGCCGTCGCCGATGGGAGTTCGCTGGTAGCAGGCACACCGGTAAGCCCTGCAGATCGTCGAAATAGCTCTGGCGTAGTCGAGGTTGCGCTGGCGTAGAAGATCGGCAACGTCACCCCGTCGCCGGCCTGGATTACCAGGAACCCTTCCCCTTCGCAGAAGAAGCTCTGCGTCGTAGTGGCTGGGTTGAAAATGTGGTAGAAGGCGGAAAGATCGGTGACTGTGAACGGGGCTTCCAGGAGGACGCGAATGATGTGGCCGGAGACGCTAATGATGAGGTAGGGATCGGAGTTGCCGTCGATCGGCTCATACATGATTCCGCCTTGGTAAAGCCCGCCAGCGGCGGCTGCGTCATTGTTCTTTTTCCAGCCGGTTCGCTGAAGAATACCTCCGCCTCGAACGGTGGCGTTGTTGAGCCAGGAGAGCTGATCTCGGCGTAACCCATGGGGCACCAGGGAGCTTTGAACCGTCTTGAGGGCCTGGGAATCGACGCCGCCAGCGAAGTCGAAAGCACCATCGGCAACCAGAGTTTGGTTTTCAGTCCCGGGCATATCATTAGATTAGCAAGTCGCCGTAGAACCTGGGCTTCTCCTGCTTCACCGCGATCAAGTGTGCCGAGATGTAAGGCAGATCATCCCACATGCGAATATCCCGTAGCTTGAGCACTTGGTAGCGGCCTTTGAAATCCGGCACGAACTTCTTGTAGGCCCCCTCGGTGTAATAACGAAAGGATCGGTAATTCCAAAAGCTCACGTGCCCTGGATCGCAGAAACCTCCCTGCCCGTCGCTGCTCGGAACAAGTATGTCAAAAAGTCCGCCATGCGCCAGCACCCGGTACGCCTCGTTCATCGTGTGAACGTGGCTTCGCAAGTGTTCGATGGCGTCGTGCGCGCGAATAACTCCGACGCTGTTATCATCAAACGGCCAGCGTTCATCGAGATTCGCTGTCACATCGGCGTTGGCGATATCCACCGATTCGTAACCATCAGTAGGGTTGACGCCACCACAGATGTCGATACAGCGCAGGCCGCGGTCCTTCGCCCACTTCAGCATCATCGGTTCGATATACTTGTCGTGGCACTCCCACATCGTCCTAGTGATGTCGTCCTGGTTCTTGAGCCAAGTGTTCCCACCATGGACGCGATAGAGGTAGAGCGGCTGATCGACGTGGACCATGTTGGCCGTGAGATACGTGCGGCACATGAGGTCGTGGTCGTCGGTGATCTTCATCGTGGCATTGTGACCGCCGACTTTCCAATAGGTGTCTGTGCGCCACGCGCGGAAATGGTTGGGTGCAAACCAAATTCTGGAGATGCTTTGAGGGAAAGGCTCGGCTGAAACAGCTTCAACATAGTCACCGCCTTCGTGCTGGAACTTTCGATACGTCCAGCCATAGCGCGAATCCCAGGAAATAGGCGTATTATTCCGGATGTCGTGGTTGACTGTATTAGAGTAGGCAAACCCTGTGGACGGATCCTGAAATGCTTTTGAGCATTGATCAAGGGCTCCAGGTAACAGAATATCATCGTGGTCTTGCTCCATTAGAATATCGCCGTGACTAAGTTCGCAGGCAACTCGCTTTAGGTATCCCACGTTTGGGATGCCTCTCGTGTCTCGCAACACCTGCACCCTTGGATCCGGGTTCTCGTAGTTTGACGCGCCATTATTCAGAAGCACAGTCCACTCGAAATCGGAGTGAGATTGGCTCTTGATCGAGTCCCACACCTGCGGCAGGAACGACGTGTCATGACTGGGAGTAAAGAGTGAGATCTTCAATGGTTTAGCCCTGTGGACCACAGGCACCATCTGGGCCGCAGTCAAAGCATTCTCGTATTGACTTACAGATTTGATTTACTTCGTCCGCCGTCATTGGAGGTTCCTCTGGTCCGACAAACTCTATCGTCAGGCATTGGCCACGGATTTCGAGTTCGACTTTGTGGGTGCAGTATGTGGTGGGTGTTTCTTTTTTCATAAATCACGATATTCTAGTCAGCTTCATAAAGGAGTTGGCTTTCGCAAACCACCGTTGCACTGCTTGCACCCCCTTTGCTTGTACGCCGATAGTACAGTTCGAGTTTGGCGCAATCATTACCCCATCCAACACCACGCACTGAGCCCCTGCTGTTCTTTGTGTCGGCAGAACTCCGACACCTTGAGCGGTCTGGTAGTAAGATGAGTCTGACACGCCGGCTGTCTGAGGTCCGATAACTCTTCCAGCCACGGTAGATCCAACCACCGAACATTGCACGCCAACTTGAACACCTTGCACTCCAGCCGTTGGCTGGAGCGCAACGACTGCGTGGTATTCGTAAACTCCATTCGCCGCTAATGAAAGCAGATTCGAGAAAACGTCGCTCACAGTCGTTACCCCGAGATCGACTTGATTTCCTGCCCTGGTGTAGATCGTCCCCACATCTCCCTGTGGCCCCTGACCGCCTACAATTCCCTGCGTTCCTTGGACTCCTTGTGTGCCTTGAAAACCTTGCGTCCCTTGGTTGCCTTGATTGCCTTGCGTCCCTTGTGTGCCTTGGAAACCTTGCGTCCCTTGGAATCCTTGCGATCCCTGATTCCCCTGATTGCCCTGCGTGCCCTGTGTCCCTTGCGCCCCCTGTGTGCCCTGAAATCCTTGGCTACCCTGGTTTCCCTGGTTTCCTTGCGTGCCCTGGAATCCCTGATCGCCCTGATTTCCTTGAGGCCCACCGAACGCTCCCTGGTTTCCCTGGTTCCCTTGTGGGCCTGAGGCGCCACTTGATAAGGCTATGATATTGAAATTCGCATTCCGAATGGTGATCGTGGTTCCCGCTGCGTCCGTGCATTGTGCTCGAACCTCAACCGCGTCATTGATAGCTAGCGAGAAAAGAACATCAACGACTATTTCGGTAAGATCAGTTCCGGGGATAGTGATCTCCATGACATCATTTGCCAAGAGATTGTTGTTCCTAAAAAACGCGAATTTGTAGCTGTGGCCGCTCGTCTGAGGCTGAATCGCGGCTGAGAATATTAACCGGAACTCCGCGGAGACGTTTGCCGTCATTTTCCCGGTTACAGTATTCAGAGTCACCCCACTGCTGTCTCCGGCCACCCATGCTCCACCGAATGAGAAATACGCCGCTTGAAGTGTGAGCGTCAGGTTGCCCGTAAAACGCATTTCACCATAGGCTCCTTTCAGAGCACCACCTGAAATCCCAGAGGATGCAAACTCGTGAATCATGTTACCGCCCCCAAAATCGTGAAGGTCAGATTCCCATTTGAGGCGAGGACTCGGATCACGTCCTCTGCTCTGATGGTGACTCCCAATTCACTGGCGAAAGTCTCGTTGGCCGGCAACTGCATATCAAAGTACAGGAAATCCTTGGTCTGAGTTGCGCCTCCAAGAATCGAGATCGAGAACCGGAAAGTGGCCGTAACCGCTCCACGGTTGCACACGGCGAGTTCCTGAATCAGCGCATTGTTCGACGGATCCGGGCTATAAAGAAGCGTCTCGACCCCGGCCGCCGGGACGAGCTGGGCGAGAACACTGATGATGGGCATAACGACTCCCGTTGATTATTAACCTTTAGACTGCGGCACATCGATGCCCAACTGGCGCAGCGTCGTTATCACCGAATCGGCCGCGACTTTGGCATCCGGGTTACTCACTTCACTGGCTAGGATCTGAGTGACCTGAGCCAGCACACCAGCTTCATTCTGATGCTGAGTCATAAATTGAGTGAGGGCTGAATCGTACGCTGTTCCGTTGGGAAGGCTCTTGATGAATTGACGAAGGGTCTCTACGAGTTGAGCTGTATTAGCCGCCGTCGCATAGTTCTTCGAGGATCTCAGATAACCCCACAGAGCCAGTAATCCGCTGACCGCAGTTGTTGCCACGCCTCCCGCCCCGAACAACGTCCCGATGGTTCCGGCCACGCCTTTGATGTCCTGGGCGCCTTGTCCAGTCGCCGAGTACTGATACTGCGGGATGATGTTGGTCACGTAAACCGGGACTCCGTTAGTCACGTACTGCGTCACCACTGGGGCATAGTTGGTCGTGACGTTGAAGATCCCGGATTCGAGTGCCGTGGGAGGACGCGGGTTCTTGCCGACGACTGAGCAGCCGCAAATGGCCAGGAAAGCCAGTAGTGAGAAAGCGATTCGTTTCATAGGTTATTTAAGAGTATTTTTGTTCACGTAAAAGTTGAGTAAGTATCCAACAACCACACCGGCCAAAAAGGTCACGATCAGCATGATCATCTTTGCCTAGGCCTTTCGTTTAAGCGGTTGAAAATTTCTTTGAAGGTTTCCCTGAACTCCTGCCGATCCTGGCCAAGCTGCCTGTACACCGATTCCCGATCCTTTTTTGCTTCCGCCTGGCCGGCTTCTATCTTCTTCATCCAACCCCGAATGTACCATGTCAGGGCTAACACGACTCCGCCAACCGAGCAAACGGTTCGGATGTCCACCTTCCAGTCGCCCGTGATCTGCGGGGCCGACTGAGCGAACAAAGTCGAGACCATCGCCATTAACGTAGTCGGAATCATAAGCCCTAAATCCATGTTTGGTTGTTGCTGGTGCATTGATCATGGCCATCCACCGCCAACCGCAGTTCTAAAGGTTGTAAATCTCGCTTGGAGCAACGCCGATTCCGCCTGAGTCAATCCCTTGCAGAACGCCACCAGAGAGCAGGTGTCCGGACTGTTTATGGCAACTCCACCAGCGATGTTTCGCTCTCCGACGGCGTAACAAGTGGCGTTTTGACGTGTGCCACCAGTCGTGGCCAGCGTGGCGCCGATCTGAGCGTGAGCGTTAGCACTGGCCGCATGGAACATTCTCAAGTCAGTTGCCGACAATCGGCTACCGCAGTAATAACCTTCAGTCAGCCAAGCTCCATGAGCCACCTGCAATTGACCGTTTGCGTTGTCCCAGGTGCGGATATAGTGCGATGTGGTGACTCCGATGTAAGGGAACAAATCCCAGTCCTGAGTTTGGGTTGCCGGATCATTCGTGTACCCGGCCATGGCAAAAATCCCTCCCGTAGTCGTAAAAGCGCACACAACCATCGCCGCGTCGGTATCGTTTGCGAACGCCGTAAACGGATTGAACCCAGTATCAAACGCACTTCCGGCGTTGTTGAACAGCAGGCCATTGTTGCTGATCCCCCAGCCTGCTCCACCCACGAACGTCCAAATCGAGAATCCCTGATCGTGGATGATCGGGCACCGAGCCGCCGTGAGGTCGGTGGAGTCAATAAAGTTCAGGTGAAGGATCTTCGATCGAATCCCATCGGCCACGACACCGAGATAGAACACGTCAGCGTCCTTGATCCTCTGCTTCGACGGCGCCGCACCTCCGTTGGCAATCGCCGTTGCCGCCCATGCCGCCGTCGTGACATCTGGAATATTCAGAACACCCGTAAATGCCCCAGCCGGAGGAGCCCCGGTCGGAGCTACGAACCGGATCTTGGCGTAGAGAACGGCTCCTGACGCCGGGCTGGTGACGCTGACGCTTGTGCCAGGTGCCGCAACCGTAGCCGCCAGAGCAAACGTCACGTTGTCGGTGCTGGTCCAGAGTTCGGTCTGAGTGACGAAGCCAGGGACCGTTCCCCAGGCAGCATCCCCGGTAAGTCCGTTTGCGCTTAGAGACCAGGTGAAGTTTGATGGAACTGGTGTCTTACTCGATGGCGTCACCCGCGATGTGATCACGGCCCCGCCGCTGCACGTGAACACCATCTGAGTACACGCCCCAGTAAAAACAGTCGTCACCGTCCCCTGACCCGTGCTCGGATAAACCGCGCCGCAGATGTTTACCTGAGTCTCGACACCCCAAGTGATGTCGTACGTTGTGTTCGCCTTGACGTTGAGCGTGAACGTGCCACCGGAGCAGACGGATCCACCAGGGATCAGATTTCCAAGCCCGCCGTTAGCGACTTGGCAAAGAAGGTAAGCTCGGACGTGCCGGCGTTCAGACTTCGGAATGCACGAGAAGCATTTGGCCGCCGCGATCAGGCTGGAAGGAGAACAAGAGAGTGCCATGGCGTTTCATGTTCCACCGGCCAGGAGGCATAGAAGATATAGCCTCACCCATTCACGCTCATCCGTCGTCAGGCATTTGAAGCACTTGGCCGCGGCAACCAGTGTCGCTGGGTCAGTGCTGCCCCCAGACGCCGTAGCCAACAGGTAGAGTTCCACTGGCACTTGCATTTCTCGCGGCACGCACTCCATGCAGCGTGCGGCTGCCACCAAACTCGCTGGGTCGCAAGAAATTGCCACGGCTTAAGGGAAGGCGTTGAGCTGGCATCGAAGGAGGATCTCAATAGTCCTGAGATCGTCCAAACTCATGTTCGCAAAGGCATTTATCGCCGCGCGAATCTGAGCAATCGTTTGCGTGCTCGATCCAGACACCCCGGCCGCAATCGCCCCGGCTTGGGCCACCGCCGCGTCGTTCGCATCGGCCACAGGATCGATGGGGATACAGGTCATGCACGCAGATTGCGTGCGGAGTTGGTTTGGAGTTTGGGGTGTTTGCCCGGCAAGTTGCGCGCGCCGTTGTTCCAGGAAATACACGATCGCCGCTTGGTTCTCCTTCTCCGAAAAACACGAGAAGCACTTTGCGGATTGGATCAGGTTGTTAAGAGTGCAAGTCACTGTTGCCATACGTCAAATTTGCCTTTCTGTTGGTTAGTATCCCATGCCGCCCGGGTTCCCGCCAGCTTTGTCCATGGCGTCAATCTCCTTGCCGTAGTCCTCCTCGCCACCTCCTCCGATTTCACTCGGCTTCGTGTTCGAGTATGAGAACTCGGCTTGATCGCCGTAAACCTTGACGATCTTCACGACCACTTCGTCGCCTTCCTTCAGCGGTTCGCCGCCTTTCCCCTGCAAGACCTTCACCGGCGCGACCGCCGTGTTACTGTCATCCATCTCCTCGTCCACAGACTTGGGCGGGGACTTTCCTTCGTCGTTGCCTTCGTGTTCGTCCGAACCGTACAGCGACGACATTTCATCTTCGTGATCTTGCATTTTCATAGAAATAAAGTTGCCTCCCCGCCACCACACGGGGAGGCCACCAACCACCGAAGTCTCTTAGTCAACCGTCCAGGGTATGTTGACACTCTGGCAAACGGCGCCTGTGAGGGTAATGTTCGATCCAGAGACGGCCCAAGTTCCCATCGCCGCAAGGACCGTGTTCATTTGGGCGACCAGCGCGGTCAGTGTGCTCGTGCCGGTCAAAGGATCGTTGAGGATGTTCAAGCCGTTGCACAGGATCGAGTCACGAGGCACTTCGTACGTCCCAGTCGCCGCGTTGAGCACTGGCAAGAACGTGAGGACCACGGTTGAACTCGGGCACAGCGCATTGGCTGAGTTGTAGTTCTGGGCCGGGTATCCTGGGTCATTCGCGCAGTTCGGCACGTCCACGATGCAGGCAGGCTCGCGCAGGTGGAAGAACACCTCGGCGAGTTCGGGATACTGCGCCTGGGTGGCGTAGCTGAAGTCGGCGATGAACTTGCCCTTGTTGCGCCGGGCGTTGTCCACGGCGATCGGGTTGCCGTTTACATCAAGGCCGCACGTGAGGTTGTCCATGACGAACTGCCACTTGCCGGCGAAGTCGCGCATGGCAAACGGCATTTCCGGGTTGATCGCTGTCGTGTCGCGCACGAGCGAAGTCATCGCCATGCGGTGCCAGATGAAGTCCGCCTGCACCTGGGCGTTGTCGTAGTCGGTGTTGACGATTTCCTTGATGCCCTCGGTCGCAGCGACGTTCGTGTAAGGGTAAACGATCTGCAGCACAGTGCCGGCGGCAGAAGTGGACACCTTGTTGAACCGCAGCGCAGTCCAATCGGCGCGCAGGCCGTAGTTGCCCAGTTTCCCAACCCAGCCGTACTTGTGGTACTTCTCGGCATCCACGAAATCGGTAAACCGCCAGTGGTCGGTCAACTCGGGGTTGCCCTCGACCATGTTCCACACTTCATCCATGTCGGTGACGAACTCAAGCATGGGTTGCGTGGATCGATTGATGTCCTCGGAGAGCGCGCCTTCGCGGATCTGCGGCTGCACCCGGCGTTGCAGGTGCCGCGCCGTGATCTTCGACGTGGGCATCGTCGAGATCGTCAAAAACGTCATCGTCGAATCCCACACCGCTGTAATCGGCACCAGCGAGTTGTTCGCCGTCGCCCATTTGTACTTGGCGATCCGGATCGCTTCGGTGCGCATCCGATGCGACGTGATCAACGTCGAAGCCCGGCGATTAACGCGAATGACGTGCGCGAACTGTTGCTTGGCGCGGTCCGCCGAAAGGATCTGGTCGAAGCAGAACAGATCAGTCTCGTAGGCCTTGCGTTGCAGCTTGTAGCTGTCGCGCGTGAAGCCCAAGCCGATCTTGGTGCTCGACGGATCGCAGGGTTGACCGACGCAGGATGCGGCGGTTACATCTTCCCAGGCGCCTCGGAGGTCTGGAAACACATTTTCAAAGCGGTCGAAAGTATGTTCGACGCCATCTTGCGCGGCGAATCTTCCAATCGAAACGTGGCCGATCCACGTGTCGATGGGGTGCATCGCACGGATGATTTCATCATCTAAGTGCTCGGATCGGCGGCTTAAAAAATCTGTGAACGAACGGCATGTAAGGGCCATTTCTAAAAACTTTCTCTTATGGAATTGGCAGGGGATCGATTGAGGGGGCACACGCCAGCCAGCAATTCTCCTGCTGTGTATCTGCGCGTGTCTCGAACGCTGCGCGTGGTCCTCCAGACCTACGAACCGAATTGTGACGGGCTTCGGGAACCGGAGTTGCTTTTAGCTGGAGACTCAGGAACCAGGGGTTCGGGTGGCGGCCTTTCGGCCCGAACAAATTCACGCCACTGTCAGCTATCTACGAGCGATTCTTTTTCGGTTCAACTTTCTTTTTACCGCAAGTTGCGTGACGATGATAAGAGGTTGCCCACTTTTCCACCAACCCAAGAACCATGTTTACTTGTTCCTCATGGTCAATTTGCATAGTGGGATTGGTTTCTGGAATTGGTGTGCCGTTGGTCATCTGTATAAGCAGCCGTTTTTGATAATCCTCGATAACTTTGGCCTGTTCTTTATACTCAGCCTTCAACGACAAGTACGCGTCCCGCAAACTCTTTACCGTTGTGAGTTTGTCGGATGCCTCCTGAATATCTGGGTAATTCTTAAACAGAGGTTGTTTGTCCTGCCGCCACGCGAGAATGGCATTCCTTAGCTTGATCCACTGAGTCCTCCCCTTTTCTTCATCGTCAGTCTTACACTCAGGCAGCATTGCGTGAACAAACTCGTGGCACCCCCTACAGAGGACCACTAGGTGCTTCTCGGTAGTCTCCCAAATCGATTCAGGATACCAGACATGATGAGCGTCATTAGAAATCGACTCGTCTCCACAAATCTGGCACTTAGCCTTCTCTCTTACCAAGGCTTCCAATCGGACACCCTTCCACTTTTCTGATTTTAGATACCCAAACCGATATGCGTGCTTGCTCTCGATGCTCATTTAACTTTACACTACGCAAGTTGCGAGTATAGTTCAAGTATGAAATTCAAAACTGAATTGAAAAAGTGGAGAAGATCGAAACGTTTTCTTCAAAAGCAGGCCGCAGAGTTCTTAGAGGTGAATATCCGCACTTACGAAGGATGGGAGACCGGCCACAGTGTGCCGCACGCATTATCCATTTCCGAAATCAAGAGGCGCATGGCGCAATAAAAGAAAGAACAACACATGAAAACCAGTCCTAAAAAGTCACCAATCAAATGTCCTATATGCGGTCGAAAGTTCGTAGACCAAAAGAAATTTGGAGAGCACGTAGATCGCCACATCATGAAGGAGCTTTTCGCCCACGTGGATGCATTTCCCGACGAAGCAAAAGGTTTCCCCGCCTAACTCATCCGCCCAAATAAAAAACCCCGCCGGACTCGTAACCGGCGGGGACCAATCCTAAACTTCTACGAAGTGATCTGAGTATCGCTGAAAAGTTCAGGAAATCAACTTGCCTTCCATTCTGATTAAGGTCAATATGGCACCAGTCCGTTGTAGCCGGATGAAGTTAAACCAAACATTTTGCACTCGTTCGTTGTCGGCAACGCCTCCCGGCGTTGGCTACACCGCGGCGGGCGGGTGCTTGCCCAAATCACGGCGAGCTTCGAAGCGGCAGGATCGGCTTTGCTTAGGCGCGGCGTGCTGGGGCGTGGAAAGGTCACAATGAAGGCAGTATCAAGACAGACGGAAATTGGAGGGGAATCGCCAACTAATGGAGCTAAAGAACTGGTAGAAATGGAGATACCGTACATAGCAGAGGTTACGATCGAAGGAAGTGCGGATCTCCTGTTTCATCGGTGGAATTGCGAGGCGGTAGAAGAAAAGAGCAAGGCCAAGAAGGGCAGTGCTGCGAAAAAGTCCGACGACATCGAGAGCTACGTTTACCGTAACGAGAAAGGTGAATTGGCCATCCCGGGAGAGTACCTACGCATGAGCCTGATCGCCGCCGCGAAGTTTCGTCAGGATCCGCGCAGTCCTAGAAAATCGGCGGCCGACTTGTTCAAAGCTGCCGTGGTGTCGATCACTAACTTGGCATCACTTGGAGTTAAAAAATGGGACTACGAGGACAAACGCAGGGTGTGCATCCAGCGTAATGCCATCACAAGAACTCGGCCAGCGGTCAAAGCTGGCTGGACGGCGACAATCCAGCTTCAAGTGAACTTGCCGGAGTACGTCTCTCCCACACTGTTAAACGAGGTCATCGGGCAGGCTGGTAAGCTGATTGGCGTTGGTGATTTTCGTCCAACGTTTGGAAGATTTCAGGTCGTGAAGTTTGAAATTCTCGATCTGTAACATGGCCTGGCTCGTAAAGCCAGGGTACTCTGTGGCATGGAGGGTTCAGGTGTGCTCGGTCTTGGTAGGACGCTGTGCGGCGGGTAGAGTCTTGGTTCGCTAAGCTCCGGTCCGGTTATGTGGGGCGCGGTGCGGTATGGTTCGGGCCGAAAGGCCGGTTAGGCAGTCTATGATTGGGAAAGGCAGGCTCGGGCAAGGAGTAGTCGGGTGCGCAATGTTGTGCTTGGGTACTCTCAGGCACGGTTTGGTCAGGTCTGGTTGTGAAGGGTTAGGATAGGCACGGTCTGCTCGGGTTAGTTTCGGAAAGGTTCGCTAAGGCGTGGTCGGGTAGGGTTAGGTCCGGACTAATTGAGTTCGCCTTGGTGGTCTAGGGTTCGGTCGGTAACGGTAGGGCACGTTTGGGACCGCTGTGGTTTTGGCGGTGATTGAGTTAACTCTCGATCACCGCCAAAATGCTTTCTACATCCACGAGGCGCAATCGATCTCCGAGTCTATCCTCCAACCTGACACCTCCGTAAACGGTAGCGATCACCTCGTCTCCTACTTTTATATGAGGCATAACCGAATGCCCACTTTTCACCGTTCTCCAAGGACCGATCTCTTTTACGAGACCTCGAATCGGTTTGACCTTTTCTCCACGGGGTGTGTCATTGGCAACGTCAGGAATCCATAATCCTGAATCGGTTTTATCAGATGGCGGAAGCTGTTGGATTAAGGCTTTTCCCTTCAACGGTTTGATTCGCATGTTTCGCCCTTCGATACCATTTGAACGTGTTTTCTGGGTAGAGAACTATGGGGATCCTGACTTTGCCGTCCGGATAGCGCACGGCCCACCATTTGTTTTGTAGATCATTATTGATAGCTTCTCCCCCTATCTCCTCGCCAGTTTCGATAGGCCGAGTGATCATAAAGTAGCTCTCGCCGTCAGATACAATCAGCCCAGGAAACTCCTCCTTAGACTTCGGAGATTTTACCTGCACCAGATCACCAACCTTCGGTATCAGCCCAGCCCGGCGTAGCTTCGCCTTGGGGATGCAGGACTTCTTCGGCCCGCTCTCAATGCGTCGCGCCCATTCCTGGGCGGCCGGCCTCGGGTCGCGCTTGTGGAATTTCCTAAGAATCTTCAGGAGTTGATTGGCGCTGAGACTTCGGAGGTTCATGTTCCCTTTCGGTCGAGGGCATCAAGTTCGGCGTTGGCGTCCTCAAGGAACCCTCCAGTACCGCCGCCGCTAGGTCCGCCACCCAGGCCGCCGTTGGGATCCGATTTCTCGTACTCGTCGAGCGCGGCTCGGAGTTCAGCAATCGTGGCGAGGTCTCTTTTGTGCCACAGAGCAAGGCGATCGTGGTTGGCAACCTTCTGGCGGATCATCGCGTGTAGGCGCAAGGCCTCCGCCTCGTTCTTAGGCTGCGTGTCCGGTGTCGGGGAGAACAGTCGGTCAGCTAAGGCTAGGCCCTTCTCGAGTAGCGCGTTGCCATCCGGGTCATCGTCTATCTTACCGAACATCTTAGGCCATTTCTCGACGATCGCGGTGTTGGCCGCTGTCCAGTCCTTGGCGACGCGCTCGGCGTTGGCTTTGGCTTGGACGGGATCCAGCTTGGTTTTCTCCATCGCCCGCTTCGTGGCCTCCGCAACAGCTTCGTCCTGCTTATCAACGAGATCTAGGATTCTCTCGCGGTGGCGCATCATGGCATCGGCAAGGTCTCCAAACTTCTTATTGGCCTCAAGCTGTGCCCTGCCGAGTGGAAGGTTGAGAAGTTCAACAAGATCCTGATCGTTGGCGACACGAGACTCGCCGTTCGGAAGCTCGACGGAGATTTCCGCTAGGTCTTTGCGAGCGCGCGCCCACTGTTGCAGGTAAGGCTTTTGATGCTTCTCAAGGAACTCAGAAGTCTGCCGGTAGTCGAACAGAGCCACCTTTTCCTCAAGCTCATTCCGCCTCGACTCGGCCGCCGTCAGCTTTTCCTGAAGGATCTTCACTTCCGGCGGATTGGCGCCTTCGAGTTCTTTGATGCGGGCTTCGAGCGTGGCAACTTGCTGCAGCTTAGGCTCGTACTCAGTTTGGACCTTTTTCTTTAGTTCGCGGTAGGTGGTGCGGAGATCGTTGATCTTCACCGGCTCGTCAGGGTCAGCGGCCGGCGGGGTAGCCTCAGCGGGCTTATCGCCGGGTTTGGCAACCGAGGCAGGTTTCGGAGGTTCCTCTCCAGGCTTAGCTGTCGCCTTGGGTTTGGCTGCTGGCTTAGGTGGTGGTTCGTCAGCGGCTAGCGCGTCCAGCTCAGCGGCGGCGTCACCCATGTAATCCTCGGGTGGTTTTTCCTTGGGGACGACTACTGGACGCGGTGTTGGTGCTGGCTTCGGCGCTGGCGCCGGTGCGGAAGGAGTAGGGGCTATAGCGGCGGGTTTGGCTGGTGCTGGTGGTGGTGCTGTAGGCATAGGCTATGAAGGAGGCTTGAGCGTTGGTGGTTTGAAACGAGGCGGAGGTTCAACGGGAATGTGAAGCACGCGGAGAATTTCCAAGACTCGGCGCGCGCCCATGACCTTGGCGTGTTGGGTCCAAGCACCATTCGGGTCCGAATCTGTGTTCGGAAGTTCTTCGATGTAGGCCAGAAGCGCGTACTCGGCCGCCGCGTCGAACGCCTTGTTGTCGGCCAACGTTGCGAATTGCGCCTTGTCTGGGTGGACAAGAAAGGCTTCTCGGGCGGTGCGTAGTGGCATAGATTAATGGAATCTCACCCCGTATTTGAGAAAATCACTCCAATAAACACCATGGGACAGCCTTTCGGGTCCGAGCTGACCGCCGATGTTGTTTGATATTGTAATCCCACGCTTTGAGATCATTATTTCAACTTGGGTAAACCTCGAAGATGGCCACCGCACGCTGAAGAATCCAGCCAACCTGTACCGCTCAAAGGCTATCCACGTTTTTCTAAACCGAATTATCATACTCAGTAAAATCGAACTTCTCGCGGATCTCGCTTGCGAGTCCGAGGCCGTCCGGGTGGACGTTTGTACTGCATCGGGCGAAATCGCGTGCCCTTGTTGGCAGGCCTGTCAACTCCTGGTTTACTGAAAGCATCGGCTTTTTTTATCGATCTCGTCACGGCATCCTCCTCAATTTTCTTTGGAATCTGAGGGTAATTTAACTTTTCAAGTTCAGAGTTCATTGCTATGATTTTAAGCAGTGGCTAACAAAGTTCCGGTGAGGTGCAGTTTGCAGCGGCAAGCTCCGGTGGGCCACGGCATGGTTTGGTTTTTATTTATTCAACCACCTCCGCTGGTGTGGGCATTTTCTGTTCTGTCATCACGATCCCTTCCTCTTTCGCGGACTCGATTTCCTTGAGGATGTCCACGAGTGATTCGGTCGCGGCTGTCACGCCGCTGGGTAACTCTTTGGCGTAACCCAGGATCTTTTTGATGGTCTCGCGGGGAGAGTCTCCAATCGCGACTAGCCATCCGATTTCCTGCGCGTGCGAGTCATCCGGCGGGAAGCACAGGCGCCCGTCCACTTTGCAAGCGCCGCCGAGTTTCATCCAGCGTTCGAGCGGCTTGGGAACTTCCAGGCTTCCCCAGAGTTCCTTGTCGCCCTTCATGGTCAGGATGCACTCAGCCGAAAAGAACGCGGCGGGATCAGGATCCACAAGTTCTCCGTGCGAGCCGGCGAGGATAATCTCAGGAAGGTTGCCGTATAGTTCCATCTGGGATCCGGTGCCCGGCAACGGCCCCCTTGGCGTGCTATCTATGAAATACGCCTTGTCTCCAGTCACACGGATCTCCATCGACCAAAAATTTTTCATCCCCAACTTTCCCAGGACCGGACCAAAGGCATCCATCACCGTCTGAGTCTGTTCTGGCATGTCCCGCATTTCCTTGAAGGCCCCGATGTAACCCTTGTCCTTGGCCTCAGTACCATCACACATCACGTTCGGCCACTGCCCAAGAATGTTGTAGGTGTCACCACCGATTTCAATGTCGGTTGGAATCTCGTCGAACACTAGGAACGGAATCTTGTCAGCCACGCCACCAAATCGCACGGACCACAGGTCGAGCACGTTGGAATCGTCGGCCCATGATCTCCAGTGGAATGTTTCCAGGGAGCCACGGAACTTGGAGATTTTGATGTACTTCTCTTGCTTGTCGCGCACATGTTCGCGTAGGCCGGAAATTCCTTTCACGCGCTCGAAGGTTGGGACTTCCAGCCCAACGTCTTTGAGTATTTTGTGGAAGTACTCCCGGGAGAGTTCCAATTTCTCAGCCTCGAAGGATCCCCACACTGGAAAGCCTTGGGTGGACAGTTCTCTCTGAAGTTCTCCACCTTGGCTATCTGGAAAGATGAACAGGTCGATCTCCTTTTTGTGCGGCCAAAAGCTGTTGACCCGCTCGATGGTCTCGAATCCGTCGCCGATCACGGCTTGGTTGACCTTGGGAAACGCGACCTCGCACGGATCGACGTAGAGCAGGCGTTTGTACGACTCGCCTAATTTCAAGGCGAGCGGAAGATACAAACCGCCGTGATCCACGAACGCCGCAGTTACTTGGGAAACCTCTTTCATTTTTTCAGTGGCTGCCACCCTCTGGACGTGGTGTAGTACTCTAAGGCTGCACACTTAACACACTTTCTTCTGGTGTGGCCTCGTGGGTGAGTTCTAGCAATGGTATGCCATTTATGAAGATGCCCCGTCACAATTCCAATCCATCCATCATCTTTCCATTTTAGCCAAGGAATGTTCACGGAAGCGCGCAAAGTTCTTCCTCGTAATCCTTCCAATTTACTCGAAGTTCGGCGGCTAGGATCCTTTCGACCCCAGTGGCGATGCAGTGCTGCCGCACGTACGGCGCATTAGGATCATCCCCAGGCTCGGACTCGTCTCCAGGTTTCCTCTCTTTCTCGTAGTTGGTGTCGAACTCGTCAACCGCCTCTTGGGTCACGCCATCGTTTTTGCACACCAGCACCTCGACCAGTTCGTGAACGGCCACCAATGCCTCGCGGCGCCAGTCGGAAAGCCCACTCACTTTAATGTGGAGGGTGCCGTCAGGATCATAAGTCCAGTCGCCCACGGTCGGATAGCGTTGTTGGTCGTGAGGGATAGTTTCGATGATAATTTTCACGGTGGTTATTCAGTCGGTTCGTTAAAGGCTTTGAGGTTCCCGCGCACAAGCTCATGAGCGGCCTTGGCGTTCTCCAGCCGGATCTCGGCGTTGGTGCGCCGCTCATCCTGCTGTAACTTCTGTTCAAACTGCACTTGCTTCTGAGCTGTACGCTGCGCGTGACTGGTTTCCATGTTCCTAGCCTTCACGGCATCCAGAGCCATCTTGCCCTGCACTTGGGCGGCAATCTTCGGATCCGGTGCAGCCTGCCCGTTCTGTTTCTGCTGCTTCTCCGCCATCTGCATAAACCGTTGCTCAAACGCCTTCACCAAGTTGCCCACCACCTTTAGCCGATCGGCGTAGGCTTTGACCTTCTGTTTGTCCTCATCGTTCCCGGCCATGATTTTGAGGAAGCTCTTGGTCTGCTCGATCATGGTGTTCCAGCCACGGATGTCGGACGGAGAAGCCATGCCACCGGTTTGCTCGGTCTGGTTGACCATCAGTTCCAGGTCAGCGATCCAGACCTTCACGTAATCTTCGTACACCATTTCATCGCGCGGAGCCAACGGTAGTCCACGCATGAGACGTTCGGTGGATAGTTGTGCGTCGTGCATCGAGTTGCTGGCCGTCTTTTGACCATCGACCGGGGCGAGTTCCTCAGCCAAAGCCGGATCGTCGAGGGCGGTCTCGATCGAGATGTGATCGATCTTGCGCTGTTGCGACGGACCCAGGTTCTTCCTCACTCCCTGCAAGAATTGCACCTGACCCATGGCGAGTTGCTTGTTTCCGGCGCCGATGACGCGCTCGGTCTGGACGATCCAACGATCTATGTCGAGCATCTGTTCTGGCACGCCCTTTTTCAAGATCGCCCTGATCGACTCTTTAGCGATGGTGTCCGGGTTGTTCTTGATCAGGATCCTCCGGCACTGTTCCTGGTGCTTGAAATCCTCGTAATCGTAGGCCTGTGTGAGAAACCCGCCGATCAGAGCGTTCGAGGCGTTGACAATCGCCATGGTCTCGGTCGCCGTCATTTCCTTGCCCTGATTCTGGCGCGTGAAATCCTGGGAATAAGCTGTCGAGCTTTCGTTCATCAGTCCGCGGTTGCGTGTGAAGGCGTACTCCACCAGCGGCAAAGGCGGGGCATAGCGGTCTTGCGCCTTCACCCACTCAATACCAGGAGGGATGACACCCATGTGCGCGAAGTTGGCCATCTTAAGCCGTGTGAACTGTTCGTTGCTAGGCACCCGGAAGAACCACATGAGTTGTTGGAACACCGCTTCGTTAAACTTGCAGTGAAGCCGGTTTTGAAGATCGCACACGCCCCAGAGCAGCCAGCCGTAGGAACGCACCGAATGCACCTTTTGAGGGAACACCGCCGAGCAGTCCGCCCATTGGCATTGAATGATCTCGTTGATCGAGTTGGCGTACTTCCGGTTCTTCGACGTGTAGAGGAATTTCCCGTCGGCGTCCTTGTTGGAGTGATCGGGTTTGCTCTTGAATGTTCGGGCTACGCTGTCCGTCACACCCCAGTCGAGAATAGTTCGGCGATACCAGCCTTTCCCATCCTCCTCTGCCTCCCGGAAGAAGAAATCCCACACGTCAACGGTAGGAACAGCGTCACTGCCCCAGAATCCCATGTCCTGCTTAATCAACTCCTCGATGCGCTCTGGCATGTACTGAAAAGCCGTGGCGTTCGGCTGCTTGGTCACTTGCTCGGCCACATACCGAAGCTGACTCATCACCAATTCCATATCCCAACCCGGATCCACCTTTGGGCCATGGGTCATAGTGTAAAGCTGGCTCGGTGTCCACTCTCGGAAAATGGAGAAGTAAGCGAGGTTCTCGAAGTCCAGATCGGTCTCACTTGGGATGAGCACGCTCGGCATTCCCAATGGAACCGGAATCACCGATCGCCGGGTGTTCCAGGTCGAGGCACCGCGACCGTGCAACAGCGTTGTGCCTCCAGTCGCACGTTTCTCCTCAAGTTGGCGACGAGTTTTCTTTAGCCGACGATTGATCTCTCGCGTGATGATATGCCCCCACTCCCGGCGTTTGGCCGGTGGTCCGGAGTCCAGAGTGACGGTGAAAAAATTCTCTGCCCCCAACATCGCCTGGTTCCACTGGCGACGGGCGTTGCTCATCAGGATCGGACCTTCCAAGTCATTGCGATTGATCTCTACGTTATTTTCCTCTGCCAAAGCCTCGTCTAGCGGCGGATCTCCGTTAAAGAGCTGATTAATGATCGTCCGGTTCTCGTCGCGAGGAAGATCCGCGAGGCGCATGTTCCACACGCATTCTTCCACTTTGCTGGCATTGTCAAAACGCATGACCCGCTTTACTCCCTTCCTCAGCCACTAGCAATGACAAAGGTTTTCACGCCGTTATCATCTCCAGCTTTGGCACAGGAACAATCCACGAAAATCCTCCGTGGTTGAACCCCTTTTCGCGTTCCATGATTTCCCTGGCGTAGTTCCACGCAAATAGGACCACGTAATCAAAGCAGCCGGTGAAGTGGTCCCCCTCGTTGGTCACTGGGATGTCTGTCCCCGGGATGGTGCAACCCACCTTTTGCGCCGTCGAATCGCACACGATGCCGATCTGCTTGCGAGTGAACTCGCAGGCGGAGATCCACACAGTCGCCTTCGCCGATGCGCCGTAACCGCATATCCTCCTGCCTTTAAAGGCTAACTCCTCCACCATTTCACGAAGGTTCGCGATCTGTTTATGGGCATTACCGGCGAAGTCCAGCCAGCGTTTCTCGCTGCAGTCCTCCTTTTCCAAGTATTGCTCGACCGATGGGTGCGGCGGTTCTTTGGCGTCGTTGCGCCGGATCATAATGACGATGGCTCCGCCGTGAACCGGGTAATGGCAGATCCGGTGCAGGTGAAACACTGTGTCGTTCAGCAACGCCTTCATCGCCTTGATGCTCAGGTACGACAGGTGTTCGTGGTAAACCTGGTCGAAGCTGCCGGCGGCAAGCTGGTCAACAGCATAGGGCACCTCCAGGCATATTAGGGTGTTCTTGCCGGCCATCGCATTGAGATTGTTCACGAACCCGTGCCAGTCGTGGACGTGGCAGAACACATGGCGCGCGATGATCAGTGAAGGCTCTCCGCATGACGTGCGCGCCGCCTCGGCTGAGTCCGGGTTGAAGAAGTCGTTGATCGTCGTGATCCCGAGTTTGTTGGCTCGTTCGGCGAGGTTCTTCGCCGGGTCGATGCCGACCAAGTTTCCGAAACCCAGATCAGAGAGATAGGCCAGGAACAATCCGTCGTTGCTGCCGATCTCGATAGCTGGCCCGGCGGTGATCTCGGTTAGGATGTCTCGGGTGAGGGTGCCGAAGTGATCGCGCATCGTGCGGCTGTTGCTCGTGACATAGGCGTAGTTCGAGTACAGGACTTCTGGGCGCACTACCACTGAGAGTTGAGCCAGCGAGCACCGAGGGCAGTAGAGGACTTTGAGCGGGGCGTACCCGGATTTCTCCTGGCCGGTTTGGCGGAAGTCGTTGGCTAGTGGTTGGACTCCGAGATCGAGCACAGGAACGAGCTTCTCGGGAGACTCTCCGGCTTTGCCTTGGCGATCCCAGGATCCAAAATCGCAGGCTCGGCATTTCGTTACGTCGTGATACATGGCTTTTTGCGCAATATGACCAACTCCCTAGCAAAGTAAACAGAATCAATGTCGCCCAATCCCTGGTTCACCGCCTCCATTTGCACGCGCAGCCAATCCAAGTGCGACGGGTATCCAGGGCTAGTGAAGCCGCACCCGAGATCCTCGATGGCGTAATACCCGCCCGGTTTCACGGCTGGCCACAGGCACTCGAAGGCCGTGATGATTCCTTTGGGTTCGTGCGAGCCGTCGTCGATGATGATGTCGAAGTCCTTCCCGCAGTCAGCCAGGAAGCACGCCCACATGGTTTTGTCGGTCTGGTCGCCTTGAAGGAACGTATAACGCGAGTGAGCACCTCGACCGGGCGTGTTCCAAGGATTAGTTTTCTCGACTAGATCAACTCCGAACACCGCAGCGTATGGAAGGTAGTCTAGCCACATTTGCACCGATTCTCCACCGCCGACACCTATTTCCAGGAGCTTAATGCAGTCGTCTCTTAGCGGATCGAAACACCTCGCGTAGTGAAGCGTGTAAGCCTTGGGCTTGGCGTACGTACGAGTGAACACCGTAGCTTTGTCAGTTTCATACAACCTTCCGATGGTGTCCAAGTCTCTCATTCCCATTTGTCCCGATCGACAAGGTTGTAGTAGAGGTTGTTCCGGTAGTGAAGGCACTTCTTGCAAATCGAATGTCCGGTGCGCTTCTCGATCATTTGATCCGGAGTCAGATCCAAGTAGTTGCCGAGCGTGATCCGGCGGTCAGCCGTGCAAGCACACATCTGCACCAGTCCGTCGTGCCTGATGAACGTGAAAAGCATCCCGGCTCCAACAGGGCACACTTCGCGCATAGGATGATGCTTGTACATCTCGCGCGCCTCGGTGGGTGGGATCTTCAGCCGCTTCATCGTGTCGATATACGTCTGCGACACCGGCGGGAAAATCTTGTTCCAGTCTGGTTGCCCTTCCTGCACCTCGAACGGCGTGGCGTCTGGATCCAAGTGCCGCTCGTACTGAATGGTGCTTTCCATTGAAATCGCCCTGGCGAGCGAGGTAAAGAACCCAAGACCCAAGCTGGCAGCGTACTCACGCATCGGTTCGATCTCGTGGCTATTGTCCGTGTACACGTGAAAATTAACCCTGATGTCGATGCGCTTGTCGGCGGGACGTTGGTTATTTGCCTCGGCCAAAATCCGCATGTTGGCCTTGACCTTTTCGATGTTACCGCCTGCGTGCCCCTTCTCATAAACCTCCTGTGTCCATCCCGAAAGGCTGATGATGAGTAGGTCAGGACCGGCCTCCAACGTCTCAGGCACCCGCTGCATGTAATTGAGGTTGCTGGACAACTGCGGAGATAGTCCTCGGCGTTTGATCGAGGCGATGCACTCAGGGAGTTTGGGATGCAGCCATGGTTCACTATTGCCGTAGCAGAAGATCAAAGCCTTGGGGTTCTCGGACTGGATCTTGTCGAGAATTCGTTCCATCAATGACTCGTCCATGATCCCGGTCTGGTGCTCGTACTTGAGTCCGTTGACGGCTGGCTGGTTCCCTTTGGTGCAAGTCGGACAGCGAAGGTTGCAGGCAGAGCAGATTTCCAAAAACACCCGCCAGTTCCTCAGACGAGTAACATCTTCCGTGATCGCGCCTCCGCCCTCATAGAACGGCCGAGCGGCGTCACGGTAGGCGGCTTCGAGTTCCGGTGTCATGGGGCATTCAACCTAGCGAAGCTTCCAAAAATTTTCCTTGCTGCATTATCGTAAGCTCTCGCAGCTAACTCCTCCTCAACAAAGGAACCTAAATAATAACTTGTCCATTTGTGCCGCAACCTGGCAACCCAGTGGCCTCTATCTTTTCTCCAATAAACCCCTTTGAATTTGCTTCGGCATCCAGATTCTTTGCGCCTGTTTCCGTTTTGCTGTGTGTACGAAGCTTTTCTAATGTTAAACCTTTGATTGTTTAATCCGTTCCCATCTGCATGGTCATTGCCTTTAGCAGAACGAAAACCCATGCGAATCGATATTGCTTGGTGCATATACAAATTCGGCCATCGTTTTGCGTACCAAGTTGGGGAGGTTCCAGCGTGTGATACTTTGACTGCGTACCACTTCCGTTGACTGAGCCAATGATAATCCTCGTCATCGACCATCGCGTGCTTCCCTTGAGTCAGTTTTATTTTCTTCATCAATGGGCTATTCCGCCTGGGTGGTAATCGCGAATGATCGGCAATCTTGGACCATTGCCAATCCATACTTCGGCTTCATACTTACTCTCTGATGACCCAATACCAGACACTTTAATTCTCTCCCGCTGGAATATACTTGGTAAGGTACGCAGAAAAGAAGCACGACTCCAGAAAAATGTTCCTGCAAAGTAATGTTGGCTCCTATCATGCCCTTGATTCTGAAGCCAGTGACACCCCACCGCTTCAAACCCAGAAAGGTCGGAAACGCACCTTCTCCAATTATCGACGCAGTTGGCCTGCATACACTCTCTCCACATTCCATCGAACTTGCCGTACTCCGTAGCTGGATCGTGACTGGATCCTTTGGCATGGTGGTACAACACGTACGCCTCCTCCGGGTTCGCCTTGAGCCAGTTTTCGAGCAACACCAGCGTCGGGTTCTCGCACTTCGACTGCAGGCCATGACCGACCAGCTTTGCCTTGCGCGGCACGACAAGCCGTGCCACGTCAAGACTTTCATCGCCGCCGTTGATCCCCACGATGATCTCCGAAGCCGCGTCAGCCAGGCCGCTCGCGCAGAGCCGGTGCATCTGGTGCTGTACGACGGCGAAGGCGTGCGGGAGGAGATCGGGTGGAGAGCCGGAGAACAGGTACGCGTGGTAGAATACGACGATCTTCATGCGAGTGCCAACCCTGGCGTTACGTTACAGCGACCTTTGATCATCTGAACATACTTCGGGTTGAGTTCGATTAGCACAGCCTTGCGCCCGAGTTCGAGCGCGACTTGGCCAGAGGTTCCGCTGCCGCCGAATGGATCAAGGACGGTATCTCCTGGGCGAGTGCCAGCCAAGATGCACGGCTTGATCAGGTCAGGCGGGAACGTGGCGAAGTGCGCCTCTTTGTATGGCGACGTTGCCACGGTCCAGACGGTGCGCTTGTTGCGGTCTGGAACTAAATCACAAACAGCCGCATGAAAGCTCTCGTTAGCCTTAATTCCCGAACCGGCTGCCGCAGATTTGGGTGTGACACCAGGAACGTGGGAACGCGAAGGGTTCGGTTTGCTGTGCTCTTTACCCGCAGCGCGTTCCACGACCATTCGAGAATTGCGGCCGTTCGCTTTCGGATGAATTACCTTGCCGTCTTGGAATCGGTGGTCTGTCGGGCTGCCGCGAAACTGGCTGGCGAATGCGTGCGAGTTGGGGCTGGACGGCTCCTTAATCGCCTCCGCGTCGTAGTAATACCTCTCCTGTTTCGTGAGCAGAAAAATATATTCGTGCGACTTCGTTGGCCGGTCGGTGACGCTCTCGGGCATCGGGTTGGGCTTGTGCCAGATGATGTCCGAGCGCAGATACCAGCCGTCAGCCTGAAGCGCGAAGGCTACCCGCCATGGAATGCCAACTAAGTCTTTCGGTTTGAGTCCTGTGGGTGCCTGTCTCGATTTTTCAATGCTGCCGCGATTTGTGGATTGCTTATTATCCCAATCTGCGGGATCAAAACTTCCGCCTTGAGAAGCGTAGCTATCCCCAAGATTCAGCCAAAGTGTTGCATCGTCGCGCAGCACCCGGCGCACTTCGCGGAATCCTTCGACTAGCTTGGCAACGTAATCCTCGGGAGTTTTCTCAAGTCCAATCTGGCCAGCAACGCCGTAGTCTCGAAGGCCCCAATACGGCGGCGACGTTACGCATGTTTCCACGCATCTGTCCTGTAATGTGCGCAACTGATCGATCCAGTCGCCTTGGAGAATGGTGATCATGGATCGCACCCGTATGGAACCCGCGTGAGCCTATCTCCCACGATCAGAGAACTCTGGTCGCCTTGATGGAACCCGTTCGGTATCGCATCCCAGTGCGGAAACTCCACCTCGGCATCCCATGTCACCATGTAGACGCCGTAACCTTGGTTGCGACACCATTGCGTGAACCCAAGGACTCCATGCTCGAAAGGGTATCTCTGGCTAGGATCCGTCACTCGGTTGGGGTACATGTTCATCAGCGCAGGCGAGCACCAAAATCCTGTCGTGCGTATGTGCGGCGTGACGTTCACGCGCGCGTCACCCTGGTTCGCCGTCGAGCCGTAGAGACATTGATGGCCGCGAGTCTTGAACGCATCCTCCATGCGCTTGAGCCAGTGCGGTCCGCGCAGATACGCCGTCGTGCCGAAGAAAACCATCATCTCGGCCGGGTAGTTACGGGCTGCGGCCTGCATGGCTCCTATATCCCAGCCCGTGTTGTCGTGAACGAACACCTCATAGGGATGGTTGAGTTGTTCGAGCAGGCAACGCATCTCGAATGTGGGTTGGCCGCCGTTGGACACGATGATCAGCCGGTGATCGGCGCCGGCTGGACGCAGGTTGTACGACGCCACGAACCTCACCGCGTCCTCGTAATGGCGGCCGTCAGCGACGGGAAAGACGTAGGTGCAGATCGTGTTCATCGCGCTTCGGATAATTCCATCTTAGGTCGATAAACGCTCGCAATCCAAGACGCGAGCGCGAACGGAATCCGCGCAATCTCTGCGGAGGCGGCTTTGCGGGATTTGCTTTTGCTGCTCAACGCGCTTGGTCCTTTTTGACCATTCGCATCGCGCGGCGTTCCATCGAACCAAGCATCGCCGCTTTGGGAAAACTTTGTTCCGTGCTCGGCTTGATTCGTCAGGTGCCGCGTGTGGCGGTGGCCGTTGCGAGGGAGTTTTAATCCCTCGGCTTGCCGACCAGCAATCCGCGTGAAATCCTGGCCGTGCTTGGTTCGGTCTGACCAGTTCATCCCTTGCGACTTAAACCGCATTGTAATAGGCATCAACGCCGGCACGTCGCCCCAAAGGTAGTAGCTGCCAAAGTTCCACTTGGAGCGACCAACCCAAGGCTGAGCACCGCGGACGTTCTCCACAACAATCGGAATGTGATGGCCAGCCGCTTCAATGGCCTCGCGTTGGATGCGGAAGCAGGCGTCGAAAAGCGCGGTGAGCTTCTTCGCGTCACGCTGGCCGCTGCGGTATTCGGCGGCGATGGCTTTAGCCCGGCTCCACGGCATGGCCATATAGGAAAACTCCTGGCACGGTGGACTGGCCACGATGAGCGCGGCGTCTTTGAGCTCGCTGCCGTGAATAGTCAGCACGTCGCGAATTACTAGCTTCGCAGGGTAGCGTTTGCCGTCGCCGTAATCGTGCGCCTCGATGTCGAAGCCGGTAACGTCGTAGCCTTCGGCGAGCAACCCTTCAGTCCAGCCGCCGAGTCCGCAGAAAAGGTCGATGGCCAATGGTTTGTTCATCGATACGGAGCATCAGCCGCCCTAGCCCACTTGGCCTTGGTTTTAGTATCCGCCGCGTTGTAGCGGTCCGTGTGCGTGCAGTACGCCAGCGTGTTCGTCTGCGATCCTCGCCAGAGGATGTCCCTCGGCGTGCGCCACTGCATTGGCTGCCACACGCCATCCCAAGTGACCAGCATCGTCGGCTTGCCTCGGAACTGCAGGGTGCGCCACCAGGAGTTCTGGCCGTGCTCTGCTTCGTACCTTTCCTTGCGGTTTGTCGGCGGCATGAAGGTTTTCAGATCATTTGGGTCGCACACAAAAGCGGTGGTGTTGAGATGGGGTCTCACGAGATTACTGGCCCAGAAACCGTATAAGCCTGGTCCGTATTTCTCCCAGGCTTGCACCATGCGCCTGAGCCACCTAGGACGATGGAAGTAAACCGACTCACCCAGGCACACGAGCATGTCGCACGGGATTTTGTGCGCCACGTCTAGGTACGCGCTCAGATCCCAACCGCCATCGTTCACGCGCGGCAGGTAGGCTGGTGCAAGCGGGTCGAACAGCAGGGACAACTCCCGGCGTAGAGGCCCGCCGTTGCACACGATCACCGTCTTGTGCTCAGCCTCCGGAGGGCACGCGAGATAGCTCCCCACGAACCGAGCAGCGAAGTCCGCACTGATGACGCCTTCGGTGACGCAGATGTAGGCTAGGACGATCCGCACTAGATCAGCAAGCGTTGGCCTTGCGTAACGAATTTTCCAACTGGTGTCGCGCATTTTGTGTGGTTGCAGGACGGACACGCTTTGCAAATATTATCGACTGAGTGTTTCCCGCCTATGGCTATCGGAGTCACATGGTCAACGTGAAGATGTTTTCTGGAAAAGCTTTTACGGCAATAGAAGCACGTGAATGTTTTTTGGGATCTCCACAACCTAATGACCCTTCCGACATGCGGGCAGCCAACAATCGCTCCCCTTCGTTTAGCATCGTTCTTGGCCCTGATATGTGGGTTTCTGACAGCATAATTTCTCTGGTATTCCAAAAGGCGTTCTTTGTGCTCTTGGTAGTATTGTTTATTATATTTCCTTTTTATTTCCCTCCGTTTTTTGTTAAGTTTCCTATCTCTTTCACGCCTTTTTGGGCCGTTTTTCTCACGATATTTATAATAACTGTCTAGGGCCTGTTTTCTACATTTCTCAATGTGTTTGTAGTAGTGCCGCTTTCTGATTTCCACTAGCTTGGCCTTGTTTCGTTTTTGCCAGTCTCGACGTACTTGAATCTGGTGTTTTGATTTTAGGTCTGCCTCCAAGTTTCGCATTTCTTCTAACTGCAGCGGTTTTGGATGGAGACCTAGCTCTACCTCCACGTTTTCCGATGCTAGAGAAATATTTCCTGATTGAAGCATTCATAGAGATAAACCTAACCCGCTTTGCTTTTCAACCTTTTTCTTCAGAAAGAATCCAACAACGAGAATCTAAATCGTTTCGTTGTTCGGCCTTCAATCTCTTTAAAATCAAAGATAGCGGCGCGTGAACCTTCAACCGTAGCGGGCAAAGGCAGGCAGAACAAACTTTCAACTTGTCATCGTGCGAAGTTTTCAAGCTCAGCCCTTCCAGCCGTTCGTAGCGACGCCTGATCGCCTCAGATGCCGGGATGGTGAAAATCTCGCTGAGCGTCTTACCTTGTTCGTTCTTCGGGCATGTCGAGCATATTCCCGCCCGCCTCTCTGACTCCTCTGGCGCAACAGCCGTCATGCCGCTCTCCTCCCACTCAAGGAGCAATGCCGCCCCTGCTGCGAGTTTCTTAACCGCCGCAACAGCCGCTTGCACGGGCCCCGACATCTGAGGTATTGACGCCGGGGCCGTCGATTTTGGGAGGTCTGCCCCCATGGCGCCCATGCCCAGGCGCGCCCGGGTATAGTTCTCCAACTCGTTGCCGACGTTGAAGGCGTCGGTAGCGAGTTTATGTTTTACGATCATTGCTGGGTTAGCGAGGCGGTGTTTTATGATGTTGACGACCTGTTGATCGAAGGTGTTGCCCTTGGGATTAGGGGCTTCCCAGCCAGTGGCGGCTTGAAGGAATTGCCACCCACCGTTGGGAAACTCGGAACGTGAGAAGTTGATCATAGTTTAATTTTTAACGTGTGCCTGAGAGTCTCTAAATCTTCTAACATATCTTCACGAGCATCCGCCTGAATCGCCTGAATCACTTCAACAAGTTTCTTTGCCTGCATCTCGATCCAGTCCTCGGGCTGATACTCCTCTCCATAAGCATGAAGGCCTGACACCCATTCTTCGGCGGTTTTCATCGATAGCTAAGCTCGCTCTTTTTAACAAACGCCCGGTACTTCAGCAACTCGCGCTCCAACCATTGATCGTCCTTTTGTTCCGGGTTCTGATACTTCTTGGGGTTTCGGATCTGAAACCCGAGTCGGCGCGCGCCCTCGACGGCGATCGCAATCACGTCGGCTTTGTTCGGGCTTTCCTGATTGCGCGCCTTGTATTCGGGCTTGGTTTCGAGTTCGTAACGCTGGCCAAGTGGGCCGGGCACCCAACGCCAGTCTCGCAAGGCAAACTCCTCGGCGGCGGGCTTGGGAAGTTCACGGGCCTGACCTGCCTCGACCAGTTCACGCACGGAGTACCAAAGCTCCGTAACGAACTTCGAGTACTGCTCCGAACACTTCATCAACCGCTTCTCTTTGGTCTTTGGGTCGATCGTGAACGTATCCTCGTTGACGGGTCGATCAGTCGCCGGCCCGCCGAAGTTCACGGCATTGACCTGGGCGGAGATGATGCGAGACATCGAGATCGGAAGCGTGGCCCTCATGCCGGCGTCGAAGAAAATGTTCTCGTCAGGCACACCCAGGCGCGTGCATTCGCTTTTGACGTAGAGGGCGATCTGATCCTCGGCCGAAACATCCGCGCTGATGCGTATAGGGATGGTGCGCGTTGGCGAGAACTTGATCACCATGACGCCGTTGTGATCCTCGCCGAACTCGATGTCCACGACTTCGCACGGGTCGCCACCGAATCCGGCGTCAATGGCGTATATCTTGGTGGTCTCACCGCCAGCCCAGGTAACGGTGTTGAATGCGCCCTCGCGCTCGCACATTTCGATCGTGAGCACGCGGTAGAGATCTGCTCCGATCTTCCGGACGCCCATGATCAGGGTCCAGAACTGGGGAGAGTCCTTGCCGTTACGGCTGGCTACGCGATCAACGTCGTCCTGGTCGGGGAGATAGTTGTAATACTTCGGACGATCTGGATCGAAGTTAGGCGAATCGGTGCCCACGAGGTTGATCGTGATGCCGCCGTACTTATTTCTCCAAGTGGTGGTCTTGGTGATCTCTCCAAGGCTCGACCACCCGGCTTTCGGCTCGGCAAGTTTATCCAAGGCCTTGCCATTGCCTCCAATTGGGTTGCCCAAAAACCCTCCCTTAAAGTCGCCCTTGTCGAACGCATCTAGCACGTTGACATAAACCGAGTGGACAAACTGGCACTCATCACCCCACAGGCGCCGACGCGTCTGCTTCAGCCCTACGAAACGCTCCAGCCCAATCCATTCCCCCTCACCGCCGAGGCAGGGAATACAGATTAGGCCGCGTCGCCAATCCCTCACGTTTCCTTTTTCGTCGAGGGAATCGGTGAAGATACCGTGCGCAGCGTGGTTCACGTTCCCCGCTAGATGTGGGTATCTCGAGCGAGCCTGCTGGAATAGATCCTTGATGTCACCCCAGATTCTAAGTTCCAGCTCCCGGATTCCTGTCGAGGTGCAAAGGCTAAGGGTGTTCTCTGGATCCAACCAGTAGTCCATTAACGCGTACTTAGAAATCATATGCGTTTTTCCGGTATCCTTGGCGCCTTGCACTACGGTTATGCGCTCCTCGCATAGAGAGTGGAGCATCAGGTCCGACCACTTGTGATGATCCTCATCCGGCCAAAGCAGTGTTAACGCGGTTTTGGAATGTGAGAAAAGGCCTTCACCGTAGCGTTTTCCGTCGAACACGACGTAGCCGCCCTGCCGCATCATGTAGAACTCGATTTCTAGCGTGTCGTGGAACTCGGCTCGGTCCCAATCCAGGCCATAAGCCAGAATGGGAGGCTTTTCTCGGCGTGCAACAGCTTCGGCCACGGCGAGACTCTGGGGCACGGAATCGTTTTCGTCAACTTCGATGTTGCAGAATGTTGCAATGGCTGGCACAGTGAGGCATGGCAAAGAGAAAACTGGTTGAAGTCGATCCATCCCACCACCGGCAGTTTGCGGCGATCCAGAACGAATTGAAGCGGCGCAACGAGATGGTGCCGACGATCCCTTATATCCTGCGCGTGGCCGTCGAGCACGGCATGAAGGCGACGGTGGAACGGTTCCTGTCCCGAAATCTGTCCAACAAGTAAACCATGATCACTTTGCCCCAACCTGCACAGGCGATCTTTCACTTCACGTCTCAACGTTTCGGATCGGTGCTGGCCGTGTGGCTGGCACTTGGGGCAATCCTTTGCGGCTGCTCTACGGCGACTCGGCCGCCGGCTGTGGCGCCGCCAAAGTTACCAGCTCTCGCCGCGGCTAAGGCTAAGCCGGTTCCGGTGGCGATCTCCACCAATATCACCTGGGCGTGGTTCGACACTAACAACGTACCTCCCACGGGAAGCTACCGGCTTTACTGGGGACCGGCGCAGGGGAACTACACGAACTTTGTGGCAAGCCCGACCACCAATGCCAGCGTGACCATCACCAGTGGAACCTACTTATTTGCTGCAACCGCGCTGAGTCCCACCGGAAAGGAATCCACCAAGAGCTCGGGGGTGCTCTACAATCTCCCTTTTCAACCGTCCAAACCTGGACACTCACCGCACTGATGGCTACGAACTTGGCTGGTCCGTGGTTCCCGGTGCCTGGGTTTGTTACTCTGACGGTGACGAACTCTGGTGGTGAATCCTTCTTCCAACTAAGGATCGATTAACCCAAGCCGTATCGCCATCCGGCAGATGTCCAGATGGGTTCGGCAGCCCGTCTTGCGATAAATACTGTCACGATGTTTTTCGACCGCGCTCCGTGAAATAGAGCACGTGGAGGCAGTTTCCTTGGTGCTCAAACCCCCGGCTAGTGATTTGAAAATTCTCTGCTGATGAGGAGTCAGCATCCACCAACGTCCCTTGTCGGTGACGCGGATCATCCCTTTGCCTTTCGCTTAGTCCGCCGACAACGGCCCCACGATTTTAGGATCTTACACCAGGGAATTTTGGTTATCGAAGCGTGTCGAGCATTATTTGAATCGACCCATTGGATGACCGAGATCCCGCTAAACCCTTCATAATACCAAGCGTTCTTGCTGAGGTTCTGTGGCTTCAAGGATGGTCTGAATTTCATTTCACCGGCAAACGCCGCGGTTGATGTCGTGAAGGCGTGGCTTCATTCCGCCTTTACCTCCTGCTCGTAAATCGGTGGCTCAGTCGCCCCTCCGCACCCGCATCCCCCCCACTGGTCGGTTGGAAATTTCTCGCCGGATTCGATTCGTGCGCGGAGTTCTCGTAGAGGAAGCGGTCGCGTCGTCCCGTTGCGACGATCCTTTAGGATAGTGAAGTGAGCACTAAAAATTCCACGGCGGAGGAACTCCGCTTGCACATTGGTTTCGTCGGTCTCCCACGTCCCAAACGTAATCGGCTGAGTGTGGTAAAGCATCACCCATTGTGTGATACCCGCTCTGACACAGGCTCCTCCGCAGTTGTTATGGGGGAAACCAAGTTCGTAAAGGGTTTGCGCTTTGAATCCAAGATCCAAGCACCGCGCAATCATCTCGCACTTGTCCCAAAGGGGAGCCTCGCACATTGGAGCTTCCAAAGTCCAAGTGGGATGCTCGGCTTGAAAGTCGGAAACACGGCCCCATTCAGTCCAATCGAAACCAAGAACGACCGAGGCGTGTTCCTTCAAAAAGTTCTCCTGATTGCCGTCCAATTCGTAGTGCGCCCCCATCCATTCATTGAGTGGTTCGCGCTTGAGCCGCACGGAGCAGATTGGAAATCGCGCGTTGCCGATAAGACCTTCCTTCGCGAAAAGTTGCATCGGCGTGAGTTCGCGAGACACGCGAATTAGTTTGATTCCCAAGACTTCCTCGGTGTGCCGGTTGAACTCGTAAAGGTCAGCGTGTTCAACGAGAACATCGGCGAATATACCCACCGTGTTTTCCTTGCCGTGAGCCTCAATCGTTCGATGGATAGCCCAGAACGAACATGCGCCACCTGACACGTTGCAGATATGCTTCATTTAGGAATCATACTTTTGCAGTGGCGGCCATCCGAGCAGACGGTTGCGCCGCTCTAACCATTCGCGGTTATCGTCGATGCGCATTACCATGGACTTGGTGTCGCGCAGGAGTTCTTTTGCTTCGTCGAGCTTAACCGCGAGTTCCCGGTCTTTCATGGCCTGCTCCAGTTCGGCCAGGACGGCGTTGACCAAGTTAGTAAGACGGCTGGCCATATGCTGTTGATCAATGTCAGCAGCAAGTGCCTTCAACTCCTCAGTGGCTTTGCTCATGGCTTT